GCAATTTTGATAGCTGTTGTAGTATTGACTATGGTTGCAAGCTTTGTGGCATTTGCTGTTTCTATCTATGGGGGGTGACAGAATGACAAGAGAAGAAGCATTACAGATATTAGATACTATACCTACCATAGGAGAACAAGTTGACGCTTTAGAAATGGCAATCAAGGCACTAGAACAGGAGTCTTGTGTAGTGAATACAAAAGATTTATTCGATGATGAAATAAAGAAACTCGAAGAAATAATGAAAAAGATAACAGTACAGGTAATTCCGAAAGAACCTTGCGAGGATACGGTGAGCAGACAGGCGGTACTTGAACAAACATATGATTGGAGTAAAGATGAGTTTTTAAGGGTTACAAATCCATTCTATTATTTGCGCAAAAGAATTAACTCTTTGCCGCCCGTCACGCTACAGCCATTTATTAATAAGCCTTGTATATCTGAAGGAGTTTGTCACGAAGATAAGGTGAATGTACTTGACAAGATAAGAGCCGAGATTGAGCACGTTATAGATTATACATACGATAGCACTGATTATGACAGAGCATTATATAACGGAGCATACAAAGACGGATTATATGAAGCACTTGATATTATCGACAAGTACATAGCAGAAAGCGAGGGATAAGGAATGACAACAGTATATTGCGATTGTGACGATTGCTACAACAATGATGATGGCAGATGTGAACTTGATTCAATTTCAATGACAGGCAGAATGACAGGCGGTGGATGGCTTACTTTGTGTGACGATTATCAAGGGATAAATAAAGAAGATTTTGAAAGTGAGGTCTAACATGGCAGATATTGAATTAGTAATTAAGATACCCGAAGAAAAACTTAATATCATAAAAAATAAAATGTATTGTGGTATATATGATCCCGATTTGTATAAAGCAATAAGAAACGGCTCTCCACTTCCAAAAGGACATGGAAGATTGATTGATGCGGATGCTTACAGAAAAGAAATGTTGGATAGTAGAGAATTTAATTTCTTTGCAACATTGGATTTTCAGCCAACAATCATAGAAGCAGATACGGAAAGTGAGGATAAGGAATGATATACAAGGCGTATAGATTTGAAAGCGTTTACGAACTAAAGGACTTTTTGAACGATAACGAGATAAAACCGACCGATATTGTTGGGATATATAGAGAGCATAAATACCAAGACCAAGGTTTTTTTGATTTGCTTTATGTTGAGCCACAGGAAAGTGAGGATAAGGAATGAAACTGTACGATTTTCAATTACAGACGTTTAGTAAATGGATAACATTTATTCCAACGATTGAAGTACATATAGACAATCCTATGTATATAGAGAAAAATATAGCTTTAATACTAAATATATTTATTTGGCATTTTAGGTGGTTATTTATCAAGGAATAAAGTACAAGGCAGAAAGCGAGGATAAGTATGTCAATAGAACTAAAGGAAATCTATGTCAATCTTAAGAACCATGAATTTGACCTGTTAGGCGATTACAAGATTGATGAAAACGAAGCTAAGAAGCTGATGAAAGCGATTGAGGAAGTGGAGGGAGAGTTAAATGGCAAAAAAGGTACGACAGCAGATGGCGAGAATGCGGAAAGCAGGGTATTCACCAATTGACCTTGCTTTAGTAAGAGAGAAGGCCAGAAAGGAATCACAGGGGATGATGCAGGAGGTGTTTGACAAAACACTTCTCCTGCACCTCTATGTGACATGTGACATCTTAGCGAATGAGTACTGGGAAAAATCAGCAAAAAAAGCAATTCCCAAATTTGTAGATAAGTATATCACATTACTATCTACAGTCAATGATGATCTCGTGGATTACGCAGAAATTAAGAAGGTTGTAGAAGATGTTGCAGGATTAAATTTGCAGTTTGAATGGGAGAACAAAAATGAAAATCACAGTAAGTAGCAGAATCGACATTGAGGATCCGGACAAAGAAGTGACACGCTGGTGTATGGCCAATCTCATTCTTGATAATCCACAGTATGCCAAGAATGAACGTCTTGGCTACTCCAATTACAATACACCAAGACAGATACAGCTTTATGAGGTAGTCGGCAATACTTACCGGCTACCTTTTGGGTGTCTTGATAATCTTTGGCAAAAGTACAAGGATTATGTACCGTTTAAGAGCGAAATTACGCCTATACAGAGGTTTAACTACAGAAGTAATATAAAGCCCTACCCATACCAAGAAAACGCCATTAAAAGGGCAATAACAGTTAAAAACGGCATTATAGTAGCCCCATGCGGAGGGGGCAAGACAAATGTTGCTTTAGAGGTGATTGCAAGAGTAGGAGCGAAAGCATTATGGTTAACGCATACAACTGAATTACTCAATCAATCAAAGGACAGAGCAAAATCAGTATTTGATTGCGATAAATCTGCGTTTGGCACAATTACCGCTGGCAAGGTTAATATATCGAATGGCATTACATTTGCAACCGTACAGACAATGGCAAGGCTGGATTTACCACAGTACAAAGATGAATGGAGTATTATTGTGGTGGATGAAGTACACAGGGCAAGTATGGGAGCGACAAGCGTTAAGCAATTTCAAAAAGTCTTAATGAATTTATCCGCAAGATATAAAATAGGCTTAACAGCCACACCATACAGAGGAGATGGTCTTACAAAAGCCATGTTTGCGCTTGTGGGGAACACCATTTACACCATAACGAAAGAGGATGTCGCAGACACGACCTGCCCGGTTAAGGTCCGAAGAATCGACACAGGATATGAGCCTTTGGATTTGTCGTCAGTCCTTAATGCCGACGGCACGCTTGATTACCATGGCCTTGTCGCTGATTTAATCAGCAATGATACACGGTATTTGTTGATCTCTCACGAAATCAATTCGCTTGACGGTCCTGCAATCGTCCTTGCAAACCGTGTAGACTATCTTAAGTGGCTTATGAGTGCGTATGAAGGGAAAGCGGTCTGCTTGTCAGGGCTTACGGCATCAAGAAAAAATAAAGAGATGCGGAAAAAAGCGTTATCAGGACTGCAAAGTGGAGAGATTGACTGTATCTTCGCAACCTATTCGTTAGCCGCAGAAGGTCTTGACTGCCCGGGACTTCGGTATGTGGTATTCGCTACGCCGGAAAAAGATGAGAGAATCATCACGCAGTCAGTGGGCAGAGTCGCGAGAAAATGTGAAGGAAAAGAGTATGGAACGGTAATAGATTTTGTAGATGATTTTGGACTGTTTAAAAGATATTGGAGCAAAAGAAAAAATATTTATAAAAAGCTAGATTGTGAGGTACTAGAATGAACCCGGATGGAGCCAACGAATTACTCTATGCAATTTGCAAACAAGCAGTGAAAGATTACAAAAAGTATTTGCGGAAAGGAACACCTCCTTCGGACGATTTGTACGCCATCAAGCTACTTTTAGGTGAAAGAGTGATTGAAGCACTCGATAAAAAATTTGGCAAATAATTGACATAAAAAGAGATTGACAGAGTGATGGGTAAAAACCTTGATAAAAAGTGCGAGATGTGATATAATCCTTACAGGTGCAATATGTGCGAGATATTGTATCTGTGAATTACATATTGCATCTACAAAATCCTTGTTGGAAGATACTCGCACTATCTTTTGACAGGGATTTTTTAACAGGAGGATTTTATGTATACGGTTTATATGCACACTGCTCCGTCCGGCAAAATGTATATAGGTATTACTTGTCAAACAGTAAAACAAAGATGGAGAAATGGAAAAGGATATAAAACTAATCAGCCATTTTATAATGCTATACAAAAGTATGGATGGAATAATATTAAACACGAAATCATAGAGGAAAATCTTACGCATGATGAGGCGTGTGAATTAGAGCGCAAGTTGATTGCAAAATATGATACAACAAATAAGCAAAAGGGATATAATGTGTGTTTTGGTGGCGAGGATGGATGGGTAGGCGTACATCATACAGAAGAAACAAAACGAAAAATAAGCGAAGCTAAAAAGGGCAAAACTTATAGAAAAGGATATCATCTTTCGGAGGAAACAAAGAAAAAAATAAGTGAGAGCCACAAAGGAAAATATCGAGGTGCCCCTGTTCCACCAAAAAAACCAAAGCCTTATATTAGAAAACGAAACAACAAAATAGTTATATCGCATCCACGGCAATATGATAAAAACGGTAAGATTATATTTTCAGAGGAACATAAGCAAAAAATCTCACAGGCATTAAAGGGTATTGAGCGATCAGATGAGGTACGCAAGCGCATGAGCGAAGCGCAGGTAAAAACTAAAAAGCCTGTTAGATGCATTGATACGGGAGAGGTTTTTGAAAGCCAAACTGAAGCTATGAAAAAGCTTGGTATAGATAAAATTTTGATAGGAAGAACTTGCAAGGGTAAAAATAAAACAGCAAAGGGGTTGAGGTTTGAGTATGTATGAGAATATACCGAATGAATTAAAAAAATTATCTTGTTGGGTAGTATCGAGGGATGATAAAATCCCACGAAATCCCAAAACAGGTAATAATGCTATGAGTAATAATCCGAGTACTTGGGGAACTTTTGAAGAGGCTATCGAGGCAAAAAAGAAATATGGATGCGATCAAATTGGATTTGTCTTTGATGCAAAGTATGGATATTTCGGAGTCGACCTCGATCATTGCATCGACAAGACGGACTTTTGCGATGAGTTTGTGGAAACTCTACAGAGCTATGCGGAAATCTCAAAAAGTGGTAGCGGCTTGCATATAATCTGCAAGGGTACGCTTCCTGCAGGGAATCGGCGTAAGGGTGGCGTTGAAATGTATTCAAACGGCAGATATTTTATCTGCACAGGCAATCTGTATAATGAGAAATACAAGGATATTGTGGACTGCACAGAGTCAATCAAAATCTTGCACAGCAAGTGGCTTCCTACTGACACCATAAAGGTTGTAGAATATGAGCCGATTGACCTTGAGGATGAAGATATTATCCAAAAGGCTCAAAACTGCCGGACAGGGTATCTGTTTGACATGCTCTATAGTGGCAATTGGGAAGGCGTCTACCCTTCACAATCCGAAGCAGACCTTGCTTTTTGCAATTTGCTTGCGTTCTGGACGCAAAAAGATGCAACACAGATGGACAGAATCTTCCGAAGCTCAGGGTTGTATCGAAAAAAGTGGGATCGCAGACAATCTGGCACCACTTACGGAAGTATCACCATCAATTCAGCAATCGAGCGTTGCACAGAGGTCTACAACCCAAAAAAGCACGTCAGTGACGAAGCAATCACCATCTCCATGTTTTCAAATGGCGAACTATCCACTGCACCATCCAAAATCTATGATATGACGGATACCGGGAATGCACAGAGATTCTTTGACGAGTACTGCTCAATTATTCGTTATTCATACTACCGCAAAAAATGGTATTATTGGAATGGAAAGCAGTGGCTTGTGGATGATGTGGGAAAGGTAAAAAGTCTCGCTGATAATATCATTAACAAAATAAAAAGAGAAGCTGCAAGGGAACAGGACGAAGACACACAAAAAGCACTTTTTAAGTGGGCAACAAAAACGGCATCAAGTAAAGCAAAGGAGTCTATGATTAAGGAGTGCCAGCATTTAGAAGGCATACCTGTTACCCCGGATGAGTTTGACGCTTGCCCGGATTATTTAAATTGTCAAAACGGTGTTGTAAACCTTAAAAATGGCGAATTTTTAAAGCACGATCCTGAATTGATGATCACAAAATCCTGTCTTGCGGAGTACACCACAGAGGGAGAGCCTGTTATGTGGTTGAAATTCCTTGATGATATCACGATGGGAGACAAATCACTGCAAGAATACATTCAGCGGTGCGTTGGCTATTCGCTAACCGGGAGCAATAAAGAACAGTGCGCATATTTCCTGTATGGTATCGGCAACAATGGAAAATCCACTTTTCTCGATACGCTTGCAGACCTGTTCGGCGGCTATGCCATGAATGCTCAACCGGATACTATCATGATTAAAAAGAGGGATAACGGAGCAAACACAGATATTGCAAGGTTAAAATCTGCACGTTTTGTCACGGTGGAAGAACCCACAGAGGGCGTACGCTTGAATGAGGGATTGCTTAAGCAGTTGACAGGTGGTTCAAAGGTAACGGCAAGACACTTATATGGCGAAGAATTTGAGTATTTGCCGGAGTTCAAAATATGGTGTGCAACGAACCACAAACCGGTTATCCGAGGAACGGATATTGGTATCTGGCGCAGAATTAAGCTCATACCGTTCAATGCAAATATCCCCAAGGAAAAGGTTGACAAGAATCTTCGGTATAAGCTTCGGTCAGAATTTCCACAAATCCTCAGATGGGCGGTGGAAGGTGCGATTAAGTGGTACGCAGAGGGGATGCCGGAGTCTGACGTGGTGAAGCAAGCGGTTGCAGAGTACAAGAATGAAATGGATTTGCTTGCATCCTTCATCGAGGAATGCCTTAGGATTGACCACGAGAACGGAACTGATTTAAGAGCCGCAGACCTGTTTCAGCTATACTCAAAATGGGCGAAAGCCAATAACGAGTATGAAATGACTTCGAAAAAGTTCTTCCGGGAAATCGGAAAAAAATTCCCTGATCTGAAGAAGCGTGACGGTTCAGGCATCTACTATGTGGGCTTGTCTGTGACAGATAGCGGACAGAGTTTGACCGGCAAACAATACAGAATTGAGGATTTTAAGTAGATAAAACTTACATGTTTTATAAAAATCTTGCACAATCCACACTTTTGTAGTATTATAAGGGTGTAATCATATATTACTCCCCCCTTGAGATTGTCACTAATATATCACAAGCCTACTCAAACCTTTACCCTTACACATAAGTGTAGGGGTAAAATTTTATGCAGAGAAAGGAGAATCAGATGCAATATGATGTAGAATTTATTAAAGCAGAAGACCTGCATCCGTATGAGAAGAATGCAAAGAAACATCCACAGGAACAGATTGAACATATCAAAAACAGTATTAAAGAATTTGGCTTCCGTCAGAATCTTGTGGTTGATAAAGACAATGTGGTAATTATCGGCCACGGAAGATTAGAAGCTGCTAAACAGTTGGGAATTGAGTATGTTCCATGCATTAAAGCGGAAAACCTAACAGAAGAACAGGTAAAAGCCTTACGCCTTGCTGATAATAAGGTAGCAGAATCAGAATGGGATTTTGACTTATTAGATGCAGAGCTTGACGATATTTTTGATATTGATATGAGCGACTTTGGGTTTGATGATATACTCGAAGATGAAGAACCGATAAGTATTCTCGAAGATGAAGCACCAGAACCGCCAACAGAGCCAAAGGCAAAGTTAGGCGATTTGTGGATTTTAGGCAGATGGGTCTATTGCAAGAAATGTGGAAAAAGGCACTATATTTCTTGATAAAGTTGATATGTGGTGATATAATATAAGTACGGAGGTGCTTATATTATGATTTGTGGAATTTGTAAAAAAGAATTTGAACCACATCACTTCAATCAAAAATACTGTTGTTATGAGTGCAAGAAAGAAGCCATAAGGCAAACAAAGGCGAGATACAAGAAAACAGAAAAAGGCAAAGAATCTGAATTGAGATGGAGAAATAGTGAGAAGAAAAAGATTGTTGACAAAAGATATCGGCAATCTGAAAAAGGACGCAAAAAGGCTGTTGAATTACAGAAACGGTACCTCGAAAATAATCCCGAAGCGAGAGAGCGAAAACGTGAAAGGGACAAGGCTTATGCGCATACCGAAAAAGGAAGAGCTTACAACAACTTGGCAACGAAAAAATATCGTAAAACCGATAAAGGTAAATTGGCGGGTCGCTGCGGCCATTATAATTACAGAGGTAATGGGAAGGTCGATAAAGATTATGTAAATGAATTGTTAAAAGGTGATGTTTGCTATTATTGTGGAGAAAGAATAACAGGGAAAAAGACAATAGACCATAAGACACCATCCACAAGGGGTGGCACAAATGACAATGAAAACTTAGTTCTATGTTGTGTGCATTGCAATACACAAAAAAGTAATAAGACGGAGGAGGAATACAGAGAATGGTTGAAATTGACAATGTTGAAATAATGATAAATCAGATGCTTACACACGAACCAGAGGCAATAATTATGATTTTAGAGAATAAAAATCCGATAGGAATAATGCATAAAGAAGATTGGGAAAGTGACAGATTTAATCACATTAAAGCAAGATGTAGACTGTATAAGGCCCCGCTATTTTTGACACGAAGCGACATTCCTATTATTGGCACAACATTCTATGTTGATTTGGCTGAATGCGAGAGGATATGTGAGAAGAATGGCTAAAATCAAAGTGACCTGCGAATGTGGGCATACAGCAGAATATGACGAAAGTGAAATTCATTCCCACCGCTTAATATGTGGAGATTCTACGGATGTTGCGGTTATTGACAGGCTTATGGATGGGGTAAAGGCGAAACTACTTCTGACAGATCCTCCGTATGGCATAAATGCAGATAAAGGCGTTGGCGGTTTTGGTAGAAGTCCGAAAACGGCAAATAAATATGATGATGAATGGGATAGTTTTTCACCGTCAAAAGATACTTTCGATATGATTTTGGAGAAAGCAGATAACTCTATTATTTTCGGAGGAAATTACTTTACTGACAAATTGCCTTTGGGTAAATGTTGGATTGTGTGGGATAAAGTTGGAGATATTCAATTTCAAAATCCATACAGTGATTGCGAATTGGCATGGACAAATATTGATAGAAATAGTGTAAAAAAATACACAAAAATACAACAGGGATTTGTTGCTGATGAAAAAGAAAAGCGAGTACATCCGACCCAAAAGCCTGTCGGTATGCTTGCAGATATATTGAAAGACTTTTCAGAAGAAAACGACATCATACTTGATTGTTTCGGCGGCAGTGGTAGCACACTAATAGCCTGTGAACAGTTAAACAGAAAATGCTATATGGCTGAACTTGATGAAAGATATGTTTCCATCATCGTAAACAGGTGGTTGAATTTTACTGGAAGAAAAGATGAGATATTCTGCATCCGTGACGGGCAGAAACTTACTTATGACGAGGTGTTTAATTGAAAAATATTTCTTAATGTGATATAATAATAAAAAGATACACATTAAGGAGTGATTTAATGAACATAAAATGGATATGCCCACATTGTGGTGATGAACAGACAGAAGAAAAACCGAAAACATATTGCTTGAATTGTCATAAGGGCAAATATCAAGAATGGCATCAATGTGAATGTGGCAAGTGGTTTCATCCCGATAGGTTGAGTAAAAAATATTGTTCTAAAGATTGCCAATATAAATATATGCCAAGGGGTGGTAAAAAAGGCAAACATTATCCACACTTACAAAGAGCAAGAATAGCAGTTTGTCCTGTATGTGGTAAAGAGTTTAGAGCAATACATGAACACAAAGGCAGAAAGTCTGTTTACTGTTCAAAAGAGTGTTGGAGTAATCGTGTAGGAAAAATAAAGGGCAAATGTAAATTCTGTGGAAAAGAATTTGAGACATACGAGAAAACAAAAAAGTATTGCTCAAATGAATGCAGAAATTTAGCATACAGAGAACGCAAGGGGGAACAATCTCATTTTTGGCAAGGTGGCAAAACGAAAGAGTCTGATTTATTAAGAGCAAGCGCAAAATATAAGGAATGGCGATTATCTGTATTTAAGAGGGATAATTTTACTTGTCAGAAATGCGGTCAACGAAAAAGGAATATAGAAGCACATCACATAAAAGAGCGTTGCAGATATCCAGAATTGATGTTTGATATTGATAATGGCGTAACTTTATGTCACGAGTGCCACAAAGAAACAGACAATTACGGTTGGAAGGC